TTGTACTGATCTTTCATGTTAGAAACCGTCCACTAATAAATAATCAGGGGTAGATTCTTGTTGAGTAGGTGTAGGATTCTCTAATTCATAGCGGCGTTTTCTCACATACCCCATTAGCTTCGGTTGAATCTGCGGATCTCGTGCAGCCACGTCTATTTCCAAAGCATCTAGCGTTGTAAGGTCTGGTGCAGTTTGGATTTGAACCATTAAAGAGGGTGGCTCATTAGCAGATGCCTTTTCTTTTTCTAGCTCTTCAAGACGTTTGTGAGTGGCGAGAAGGATAGGCTTCATTTGTTCGTCATCCCATGTGCGGGTATAACGATAAACCGCATTTACTTCTGCAGGTGTTTTTGATTCTTTTACACGCTGAAGAAGAGCATCTAATGCCTTCTGGTATTCAGGATCTACTTTAGGCTCGTTAGTTTCTGGAACTAACAGATCCTCAGATGTGGTGACATTTGTTTGTTTGGTAATAACAATCGTTGGTTGAGTTTCTGCAGAAATAACGTCACTAGGCTTTTCTGCTTTTGATTTTTTGCCTCTCTGTTTTTTAGGTTCCTCACCAAGACGAATAACACTTAAATCATTGTTGATTTCAATACCGAGTGCTTTTGAAAATGCTTTTAATTGAAGCTTGGCGTTTTCGGCATCACGTTGAACAAAACCACTATTAATAGATTCAATTAATGCGGTGGTTTTAAAATTCACGATGTAAATTGAAGGCGAATATGTAGTAATTACAAAAACATCCTGTCCTTCTTCATACTCATCAATAGTTAATGGCTTTGTGAAAGTAATCCCAGCCAGTTCAATAGTTTCGATTTTGATGCAGAATTCAAAACCCGGTTTACCAAAAACAGAAGCGGGGAATTGATCTAAGTCAGAAAAGTCAAACACGTCTCCAATAGGACGGCATAGAACAGTTTTACCTTTTTGAAGAGCTGCAAATGCTTCAGCTGCAGTTAATAAATTAGACATGAAAAGCTCTCCTTTTAGTGATGTAACGACTGTTGTTGTTGAACTTGCTGAGGATTGTTTTTAGGGACCCAACCCATCTGATCGGCACGTGCTTGGCATGCTCTATTGATACCCGCCTCATATGTAGTACCTTTAAACTTCTTAATTGCAGCATTTAAGATGTTAGTGTCTGGAGCATCTTTAATTGCTTTTAAAGCATCTTGATATAGTTGGTCCTGAGTACGAGGTGGCTTCTGGTTACCACCCTGAGCAGTTGTCTGGTTATTCTGGTTTGAATTTTGACCTGCTGGGGTTGAGGCATTTTGCTCTAGATATGCATAGTCATAGTTGTATAGATATTTACTACCATCAAAATTACCGAGGTAAACATCAGCTGCCACACCAATAGCTTTAAACGCTACACCAAGAGCATCAGTAACGGCCTTTTTATAGCCTTCATCAATCGCTACTAATTTGCCTTTTTGAACTTCAACAATTGCTGAACCGCCGTTGCCAAAAAATTCCTCACCCCAAACACCATCAATCTTGGTTTTAACTGCTACTTCAGCAAAAGACATAATGGTTCCATCTGGCGCGGTTTCAGACCATAAACGTACATGTCTATAAGTCCAGCCATGACCAACAGGTCCAAAGGCCTGAGTCATAGCCATTAATCGCCATTGAGGGTTAATATCTGATTTACCTTTTAAATAACCAAACTCAATTTTTTTAAGAAAATTGGTAGGCGTTTGCTTAACTGCATTCCAGATATGTAAGTTGTCTTTTGAGTTTTCAGTTGTCATTTTTCTAATCCTCATCTAGAGCCGGTGAAGCCACGTTTTTGCTTGTAAGCCTTGCGGTCATAAGTAGGGATATTTGTTTCACGTAGTTTTATTGCGAGCTGCTTTCTGCGTTGGAAATCGATTTCTTGCATAAGAGAAGCGAAAACCTTTGGTTCCTTAGCTTTAAATTGCTCAACATTAAGCGGTTTTTTAAAGCCATCTTTAATTTCGTAAAGTACTGAGCCGTTAGCGTTTGCAGCATAGATAGCCCACTTAATACGTACGGAATAAAGACCTTGGTCGTCACGGCCTAAAAATGACTTGTAGCCGTCAGGGTGTTTTTTGAAATTAGTCATCTTTAAGCCTCCACCAACTTGTTACGTTCGATGAAGCCTTTTAGAAGGCCATTGATGTTTCGGATGTCTTCAAATTCGGTGAAATCGTTATATGACTTACCATTAACATCAGTGATTTCATTTACTGTGAGTTGTGTAATATCAACAGCGGTGAATTCAGAACCCGGAACGCCGTAGCTGTCAGGATGGGCTTCAAAATCAAAGCTCACATTTAAACGGAAGCTATCTAATTTGATGACGGCAACGCCAGAATGTTTACCTGTGATTTTTGCGGTTAAAACACCGTAAGTACTTGGTTGAGTCTTAGGGGTAAATAGAGAAGGAGCTTCTTTTGTTTGGAAAGCTGGTTGCAATTGGCAAGCAACTAAAGAACCACCAGAGATTGCAAGAGCAGCCATGCTGACAAATGCAAATGAGTTGAAAGGAGGAGCTTTTACGTTCATAATTGATCTCGCAGTTTTGCAAAAGCACATCGGACCTGGGGAGGGGCGGTGTGCTTTTTTGTTGTCTACGAGACAAATATCGCATTTCCGATATTTGTAGTCAATAGTTATTCCGATATTTTTACTGGTATTCCGATATTGATCTCTTGAAACACAAAAATCACTTTAACAAGGGGGGATTAATTAAAATTATTTAATTGATATTTATGGTCTAGCACTGTTAGTAGTTTGATGAAGGATTATTTTCAACTTCACTATTTAAGTCATCAAGAGCATTATCCACATCTGGAACGACGTCACGCCACTTTTCATTTTCAAAGCGCTCAAATTGATTGTTTACTTCCTCTAGTTTAGCTTCTAACTCAGCAATATGCTCTTCTAATTCAGCAATTTTCTGATCTTTCTCATACACGATAGCATCATGTTCAGCTCGGCTAATAGTGTCTGAACATCCAGTTAAAACTAAGACTGGCAATAACAAAATTATTTTAAAAACTTTCATCTTAACTCTTTCTTACTCTTCGTTTTCCACGGTATGTATATCTCAATGAATCTATTACTTGACCAATAAAATAGCAATCTTCGTCAATTGGAATGATATTGGGATGAAAATTTGGGTTAATCGCTTTTAGATACCTTGTTCCATCAGATTCAATAACCAGTTTTTTGAAAGTAGCATCTTTGTCTTTACGGACGACAATGATATCTCCAGATTGCATATCTGAATAATATACTGTCGGATCTACAACAATATAATCACCTTCTACAAAATCGGGTTCATTACTTACGCCACGTACTTTTAAATAAAAACATTTTTCGCAATCATCTGGGAGAGGGAACCATTCCGTAACTTGAGACATATCTACTGATTCAACATTAGTAAAATTACCTGCTTGTACCCAAGATAAAACGGGTGCCATTCGAGCTTGAACTGGCACAACGTTGGTGGTAATAAGTTCCCCAACTACACCTTTTTTTAATTCTTCAGCTGTAACCCCAAGGGCATTTGCTAATTCAAGTATTGAACCTGTCGACTTGGCATTTCCTGTTTCAAGATCAGAAATTACAGATTGTTTTACACCAGATTTCTGAGCTAACTCTTTTTGAGTCATCTTTTTTGCTTTTCGTATTGCTTTTAAGTTTTCACCCAAAGTAGCCATATGTATTTCCTTAAATACGTATATCGGAATTCTGATACAAATTAGTATCGCTTTGGCTATTGTTAAAATATCGGAAAACCTATATATTCACCTAAAAATATAGGAGCTTCGCATGAATCAATGGCCAAACATGATTTCAGATTTGCGTGAAAAGGGCTTAACACAAACTCAAATTGGTACCGAGATCGGGTGCTCACAGAATTACGTTAGTGATTTAGAGCGCGGGGTATGTGGTAAACGCTTATCGCATGAAATTGCAACCAAATTACAAAAGCTTTGGAAAAAGCATTGCAAAACCAAACAAGTGGCTTAGGTAACAAGATGAGCAAATTATCAGTTGATATTTCTGCAAGTGCCAGAAATGGCGTATCCCGCATATTGCATGGCCTTGATATAAGCAATCAAAAAGAGATTGCTGAACATTTAAAGGTTGATCCAAGCACTATTACTCGGCTTAAAACAGACAAGAAAAACAATGGTTTGAATGAGATTGAAATGTTTTGCGAGCTATTGAGTTTGCTTGGATTAAAAGTCGTTCCTAAAGATTACCAGAGCATTGATAAGGAACGTGTTGCTGCACTTTTAGTCATGTCTAAAAGTTGGATGAACCGTATAGAAACAGTTGATGACCTATTTCATGACGAAATCAGTGGTCAAAAGGAAAAACTTGGATATTAAAAAACCACTACCTGCGCAAACAGGAGTGGTTTATAGGCATTCAGTCGAGATGAATCAAATGAATAAAACTAATTTATCAAATCAAACAACCGAACGCAACCAGCCAGAATTTTTAGTGGGTGACGTTGTAGTACTTACTAAAGAGTGTCGAAGTTTTAAATCAAATGATTTGTTTGAAGTCAAAAATAAAACCCTGACTAGTTTATGGACTATCAAATCACAAAATCATTTGTTTCTGGTTTCATCAAAAGAAATACGAACAGCAACAGTTGCTGAACTTAACGCCAAACGCCGACTAACAAGCGCTGAGCAAGCATTAGCGGAGGTGTCATGAACAGCTTTACACAGCAAATCAAAGTTTCTCGTCAGCAAAGTGAAATCCAATCTTTTTATGAACCTGCATTGCGAGTACTTGGGCACCTGTTTGAGGTGAAAAAGCAAAATTTACGCAACAAAGGTTATGACGAAAATAATGCAGCGGTAACCAAAGTTGAATTTTCAGAGGCTATGGCTCCTCAATTTCGCATAACGCAGTGGTTAGCACAGCAGATTGTAACCAGCTTAACCAAGGCGTGTTTGATTGATTCTTTTGGAGGTTATGTTAAGCCAAAGGATGGTGAAAAGTGAGATATGCAGCAAAAAGAAAACAGGATATTTCCGTTTCTACCACACCGCTTGAGGTGGTAATTCCACTGGAACAACCAGTAAAGATCTATTCGGCTAAAGAATTAGCAGCTATGCCACTTTCAGTTATGAATGCCGCAATTGAGGCTCAGGAAAGATTTTATCAACTTGAAGAATTAACCCATATGGGGGGGCAGGCTATAGCAGTTCGCCGTCTCATGGAGGATGGGCACAAACTAATTCAGGTGAAAGAAAAGTCTCGTATTCGCTACAAAATCAACAACGAATTTATTCCTCCAAGAATTATTCGTCAGTTGGAAATGCGCGGTCTTGTAAAATTAGGAGTAGTCACTGATGTATAAATATCTCCACCATATCAGCGACTTTATGGTTGCTACAGCGCACCTTAGCCCAGTTGAAGAGTGCTTTTATCGCCGTGCTCTCGATTTCTATTATTTGAATGAAAAACCATTACCCAAAGAAACCCAGTCGGTTTTTCGTCGGTTACGTGCAAATACCCAAGAAGAAAGGGATGCAGTATTAATTGTGCTGCAAGAGTTTTTTGTGGAAGAGGAAGACGGGTTTCACAACAAACGTTGTGATTCAGAAATCGCCGCTTATCAAAAAGTAGGGGATAAAAATCGTGAAAATGGTAAGAAAGGTGGGCGTCCACGTAAGGAAAAACCAAAAGAAAACCAAAGTGAAGGCGACTCGGTTAATTCTGAAAACCCACAAAAACCCAGTGGGTTAATTTTGGGTTCTGAAAGTGAAAGCCAAAAAAACCTTAACCATAAACCGTTAACCGATAACCAATATATAGATAGTAGTAGTAATGCGCGTGAAGAAAATTCGCAATTTACACCAATCCAATTTGCTCAGTATCAGATCGATGATCACAAGCGTTACTCAATGCGTGAATTCATTTCTGAATACAGCGAGTTTCAATACGATTTCATCTCACTTGCTCAACAAAGATTTGTTTCTGTACCTGAAATCGACTTGAGAACCATGATTCAAAATTTCGGTGACTGGTACTTTGCAAACGAATCTAGTTCATTGAATACACCAAGCATCTGGTTGGTTAAGTGGTTCTCTTGGGTTCAAAACAACGAGAAACAAGTTGCTGCTAACCGCAAGAAACAAGAGCAAATCAATTCAGCTGGTCAAAAACCACAAGAGTCGGGTTACTTCGCTAATCTTTTTGAAGAACAGAGCGAATCTCAAATCGTGGATGTAACCCCAGCAAAAAAGTTTCCAATGATTGAGGAGGTAGGTCATGCATGAGATTACCTTGAACGAAGTGCGTCAATTAATCGCATCTCTTCGCACTGTTTACGCTGCTCAGTTCAATAAGCAATTTCCAGCAACAGGCGAAAGCGCAATTCCTCTGTCAGTGGTTGAGCAAATCGCACTTAAAACACTGGTTGGCGTTCAACAAAACCAATTTAACAACGCACTTGCTCGATTACTTACAGCAGGTGGACGTTTTATGCCGTCATTTGCTGAGTTTCGCACCTGGTGTATTGGTGAAAGTTGGATGTCTCCAGAGGAAGCTTGGTCACGTGCATGTAAGTTTACGACTGACAGTACCGTGGTTATTACACAAATTACAAAATATGCATTAGACGAAGTGATGTATTTGATCGAAGCCGGCCAAATGCGAGCAGCTCAAGATAATTTCTTCGGAACCTACAACGTGATGGTGGCTAAAGCTCAATTGAAAGGTCGTCAGCAAGAGTTTTACGCTCCACCGCTACAACTAGAACACAAAGAACCTAAACACGTTCCTGTGAGCAATGACGAGGCTCAAAAGCATCTCAAATCATTGATGGAAAGATTAAAAATCAATGGTCGTAAACCTGCACCAGTTCAAAAACTTGAGGCAAAAGAAAAAGAGCCTGAGCTTATAAAAGAGTTGGGCCCTGATCCTTTCGATAATCCACACGAATACGCAGAGATGTGCCGTCGGGAGGGTATGCCAATCCCTAGAAATATTCTTCAGCTAATTGATGGGGCGAATGCATGAAAGCATCTAAATTGATTAGAGATAAAGGACTGCAATACGCGAAGGAAATCGTAGATTCAGCACCTTCTAACGCAACTGAATGGAATGAAGGTTTCGAGTTCCAATGTGGTCAAAGTGTAGAGATTAGCAAGGCTGATCGAGAAAAGTATTTTGTAGACCTTTCTGAACTCAAGCGTCTGGTGGAGTCTTTGGGTTATGTAAGCAGATGGGGCGGCATTGAAAGATGCAAGAAGCTTTACTTTGAAGCTCCATTCAAAAGAGACAAGCACATAAAAGATTTAAAGCGATACATCCGCGATTACGAATCAATATACGGGGATAGTGAAAATGCATAAATGCAACCACTGTGAAGCTGAGCAATTAATTAATTCGTATGGTGGTCTTCCAGAAGCAAAGGCTTACATGAGGCGTTATTTCATGCTGAATGGAGGATTAAGAAATAAGTATCCAAGAACAGGCGCTTTGATAACTCAAAAGATGAATGAATTGCAGAGCGCGATTTTAAATGTAGAGGGCTTAAATAATGGACAGTAAATGGATTGAAGCGCAACGCCGTGAAATGGAAAAGCTTATTTCACCAGAGCTAATCAAGTCGAGAGATTTAGCACGTCAAAGTTACTTCGATCATATGGAAAAAGAAATGGCTGACCACGTATCGCGCTCAATTGAACCACTCAGCGGTAAAAAGCAAAGCACTCTGGTTGAACTAAGGGAGTCAATTGAAAAACTGGCTCAGAAGTATAAACAAGATGCTCATTCATCCAGCCTTTTAGGTGATCAGGATAAAGCGCGAGTTTATAACTGCTTTGCTAATCAATTGGACCATTTGCTGAAAGGTGGTGCTTGATGTCATCAGTCAGCATTGCTGAATACCGCAAGTTATTTCCGATAAAGAAAAATAAAAAGCGGCGTTCAGCAAAGCAAGTTGCCAGACAACCAAGTGTGGGTGAAATGGTTCTGGCAACACATTTAAAAGCATGCAAGATCAGTTTTGAACAGGAATATAAGTTCCATCCTGAACGCAAATGGAGAGCAGATTTTTTAATAACGGGTACAAAGATTTTGATTGAGGTAGAAGGCGGGATCTGGAGCGGAGGCCGTCACACAAGAGGCAAGGGCTATTTAGGGGATATGGAGAAATACAACTCCGCAGCAATGATGGGTTTTACAGTTTTACGGTTCAGCACAGAGCAAGTGAAAGCAGGCGTGGCGATTAAACAAATTGAGCAATTGGTAGGTGAAAAATGAGTGCAGTTTTAAAAACACAACAAATGGATTGGTCTAAATATACTATTGACGGTTGGTTAGAGCAGTTTGGCGCATGGTGTGAAACAGTTAGAATGAAAGGGGGTGATTTGCCAGATGGGCTTCATATCAATCAAATTTACTGGTTGATGCGTGAAGCTGGCAAAGAAGTACAAAAAAGTAAATCTTATATTCGATGTGAGATCAGTGATTATGAGGCGGATCAAATTCAAGCACTTTTACGAAGTCTATTAAATTCTGATAAAACAGATTTTACAACTAAGTTTGCATTAATTTGTTTAATTAAAAATAAGGTTGAAAATAAAGGATTGTTGAAGGTTGCTCAAGAAACAAACCAATCTAAAGCTCAGGTCGCAATTATGGTGAGTTGCGCTAGATTTTATTTATTAGGTCATGATAAAAGATTAAGACAAAATGGAGGTTCAAATGAAAACATACACTGTAAAACTATATGAAGGCGTTAGTCGGGAGAAAGTTAATGAAACTTTGAAATACTACCCTGATTATTTTGGTAAAATATCAATAATTACAAATGTAATTAATAATAAATTGCAATTAACACTAAAAGCATTTGAAGGAATCGACGTTATAACTGCCAATGATCTAATGATTAAAATCGTTGAACGTTTAAAAGCTTCTCAATTAGTAGAAAAGCATAATTTAGACTTGTTGACTGTCTAGACGCTTTATGGCATATTTTTGATATAGTGGACGAAGTATAAGTAATTCACTGATCTAAAGCTCATCGTTTGATGGGCTTTTTGTTTTTATACTTGCTAGATTTCAATTATGATTTAAAATTAAATCAGGTGGCTCGTCGCCAAACATCGCCACCTGAAATTCTATTAGAAATGATAGTTATTTGTTTGTGTCACCTCCATATTAATTAATTGTAGAGTTGATATTGTGTTGTACTGGTGGTGGGCACCAAGCGCCACCAGTGCAATCGTTAAAAGCGCCCCTTTTCTTTGCATTAAGTAATGTTCCTTTGATTTAATGGTTAGATTTACACCACACATTAGCTGTCTTCATCCTAAATACATGGTCGTTACATTATAAATCATCTAAATTGAATGCTTGTCTAAATGTTAAGCGTTTAAGAATGCCCACTTAAGCATGTTTATATTTATGCTATAGTCCAGTCTAATTAGAATTTGGTACTTAAAATGAATATCTGTGTTGGTGGTGAACTAGATGGGCAAAAGATAGAGAAAGAAGGTAGATTGCTTAAAGCTTCTGATATAGATCCTTCATTTAGCTCTGAGTACTACAAGCAAGTTTTTAACCGCGACAACATCAATTATCATTTTTGGCTTCCAATAGGATCCAACTTGCACGAAATGTCTGAGCGAGTTTTGGATATTTTGAGAGCATCAAAAAATTAAGTTTAAAGTATGTTGTAAATACATCTTCTAATTTGTATGATATGTCACAAATACTGCGCTGAAAGTTTTTGTTTTTATGACCCGTTTCTTTTTTAGAAGCGGGTTTTTTGATTTTAAAACCCCACTCGCTTAGGACGCTTTGCGAGTTTACTTGCCGGACGTATTACGGCGCAAATGGCCCCGCTACATACTAGTTATTGGCGGGGGTTTTTCTTTTATTAATTTGATGATTTAGTTCTCGGTAGTAAATAATTTACTATTTAGAACTAAGTATTTGAAAAATAAAAATAATTTTATTTTTTTATTTTATGTTTAGTATGTTGGTAAATATTAATTATTTTTAGGTGAAAGTATGACTTTATTTATTGGTGGTCGCCATCATGGACAATTCTTGTCGAAAGACGAGTCAGATTTGAAGTTAGAAAGTATTCCAAAGCAGTATGGACCAAGAACAGGTATGCAAAGGCCAACAGAGTCATACTTTAGAACCCAAGTAAACTTCCAAGGAGAAGTGAAAACGTTTTATATAATTTCTGGAAAACAACCAATCGAAATGAGAGATGAAATACTTGATTTATGGGATCAAGTAAAATCAGACATATATGCTATCTAAATAGTTTAAGAAATTTTCTTCCTTTTTCGGGCGGTTGTCTTTCGTGCTATAGTCCAGTCTGATTAAAAACTGGTACTTATAATGAATATCTGTGTGGGTGGTGAACTCAATGGGCAAGTGATAGAAAAAAAGGGGTGTTAAGAACAAAGATGTATATAAATATTAGTAAATTATAAAATTATTAAATAAATTCAAATATTTAAATTAAAAATAAGTGATAAAACTTTAACAATATTTACGTACGTGATGAATTTAGTAACTCAAATAAACATTATTTTAGACGGATAATTATAAAAAACGGAGTACAAATGTCATGAATAAGAATGTAGAGCTAATAAATTACATTGATGTAGCTGAGACAGTTTACGAACGGGTATATGAAAATAATAAAATTTCAAATAATTTGATTGTTAATCTAAATCGCATTATGGCTGAGATAAAGAATCAAGCTGCAGAAAAAAAACTCAAATTGAAGTACAGCTCAATAGACTTTGAATATTGTTTAAGTTTGCCTTTAGCTGATCGCAAAATAAAAGTAGATTTAAGCCTTATACCTCATTTTGAAGATCGTGAAGAAAGAATTTTGTGGTTAACTAACTTTATTGGAAAAATTTGTGAGCCCAGAAAGATGCAAAGACAGAAAAAAAACTTCATTAAGTACCTGTGAATTTTAGATGAACAGCCCTTAAAGCGGTTTTTTATTGCTAGTAGAATATTTAAGGTATCTTTTCTAATAGGCACACACTATTAAAGTGTTTTTTATTTATTTTTTAGATTGAAAAGATTGCTATTTAAGTAATTTAAATATAAAAATCTTTATTGATTGAGAGTAGTTGTTATACAGGATATTTATAAGGATTTTAAAATGACAATTATCACATTGCTCGATGTTAAGACGAAGAAGAAGGTGATAGTTCGGTCCGTAATAGACCCAATAGCAAGAAAAGACAAAAAAGGGAATATACAAATTATTCAAATTCATAAATGGCTATATGATGAATCTGGAGATTTCGTTGATGAAGACTTATATGAGGCACTCAACAATGGAGAAGTTGGAATATACATAACTTTGCAGTATATGATCATTAATATTGAAAATTAATTATTTTTTATTTTTAGTCAGTTTGAGTTCTTACTCTCTAGAGCCTAATGGTTACTGCACATAAGACCTTATTAAGTATTACCTATTGATGGGCACATATTCTTTATAAGTCTTGATAATTAAAAAAATTATGTAGGCTAAAAATAAAACCATTTAAAAAAAGAAATCTTTATCTATTTAAATATGAATATTTGATGTTTTTAATTCAATCCCTATTGCTAGTGCTTAAATATTATGCCAATATGAAGTTGGAGATATTTCCGAATAGATATTTCCTATTTCAGGTTTAAGCGTTTTTTTCGCTAAGTCCATTTCTGAATAAAAATAGGAAGTGGGCTTTTTTATTTTTAAATATTTCAGTATTATCAGTGTGTTGCTTTAAGTAACACTAAACCTTATTGATCAGCGCAAATATCAAAAAGGGGGAGCTTGCCTACTAGGCAAGCTTTTTAAATTGATGATTTAAACACAATAATCCATTTTAAAGCTCAATAGAAAGATCAAACTTCCATAGCTTTTATTCGTACTAATTTATTGAATATAATCGTTTTTATAATTTTTAAAATTTCCTTAAACTAAAAATGGAAAATTTCTTGTTGCAACATTGTTATAATAGGACTACCTTAAGAAAAATACTTTATAAAAATGAGGAGCTGCTGAAATGCCACAGTATCTCATGTTTGCGGAAAATATTTATAACAAAATTAAAGATGAGGAATTGTTTTCACATGACTGTATTGAAAATATGAACTTACTTATGACATGTATACGCAGAGAAATTGAGGGAACAGAATTTAAATTAAAATTTAATTTTATTGATTTTGTTGAATTGTTTAGTAGACCATTAGATGAATGTAAAGTAAAAATAGATGTTAGTTTGATTCCTCCTCATAATTCAGAAGGTGAGTATATTTTATGGTTAGCTGGATTAATCGAAAAAATTACAGAAGGTGGACCTAAACCACCTCCGCCTATAAAGAAGTTTATTCCAGAGTATATGAGCTTGAAATTTGAATTAGATTTTTTACCCTTAAATGAGGAAAAAATTCAAAACGAAGGTAAAGAAATTACGGATTACTTTAATTCAAAGCTTTATAAGGCAACTTTTAAGAAGTAATACTATATTGCCTGTGAGTTTAGCCACCGCCTAAGGGCGGTTTTTTTTATGGGTAAGAATAATGGATTCTACAGAATACTTTTGGCTTACTCGGAAAAAAGAACCTAAAACTAAACCTAAAAGCCGGCCATTGCCTAAGGCGAAGCAAAAATATCTCGAGGCTGAGGCAACACTTAAGGAAGAGCTTGAGGATTTGGCGATTGGATTTGAAAGTAAGTTTCAGCCGATCCATACCAAACACTGGCGCTTTGATTTTCATATAGTGAAATTGCGTTTGCTCATTGAAATTGAGGGTGGTCCCTGGTCTGGTGGGCGTGGTGGAAAGCTGTCAAATAAAGCATGGAGTCTTAATCGATATGATCATGCTGAAGAGATGGGTTACAAAATAGAGCGCTTTCATCCAGATTCTATTTTGTCGGGATATGTCATCAACTGGATAAAAAGTGAATTAGCGAGAATTGAAGATGGAGCAGATCAGACCATTTCCACCGACTGATTTTATTGATCAAGCTGAAGAAGAGGAAGCAATTAGACTAACACCAGCACCGGACTTAAAAAAATGGGTGGTTGCTAATTACTTAACTATTGGTGGATCTCTTTATAATCCCGATCATGATCACATAGCTGAGCTGCTTCACGATAATGAAGAATTTTTAGCATTTGCTTGGGCCTCTTCTGCATATAAAAGCAAGCAAGCTATGGTGTTAGGCCAGTGCGAAAAAGTCATGTTCAATGTTGGTGGCTGGCGCAAAGCTAGACAAGAGCAACAGATGCGAGACTGGTTCGGCTTTGTTCCAACTTACTTAATCACTATTGATGCTACATTTTGCGACAAAGCAAATGATCGTGAGTTTTGTGCTTTGCTTGAGCATGAGCTTTACCATATAGGCGCAGAACGTGATGAAAACGGTGAGATGATCTTTAGTAGTTCAACAGGGTTACCAAAACATTATTTAGCTGGTCACGATGTCGAAGAGTTTATTGGTGTAACTAAACGGTGGGGAGCAAGTAAGAGCGTTAAACGTCTTGTTGAGGTTGCGAAGAATCCGCCGTTTGTTTCAAATCTAGATATTTCAAAATGCTGCGGAAACTGCGTAATCAACTGAGCCGAATGGCTCTTTTTTTTGCCTATTTTGTTTTACGTAGTTTTACGAAGGGGCAATTATGGCAACACTTAAAGAGCCTATAAAAATCTTTATAGTTCAGTCTCTTGCTTGCTTTGATACCCCTCAGCAGGTTGCGGATGCTGTAAAACAAGAATTTGGAGTCGAAATTCCAAGGCAACAAGTAGCGGCCTATGATCCAACAAAGCCAGCAGGGAAAAACTTAAGTAAGAAACTTACTACTTTGTTTAATAAAACCAGAGCAGATTTTCAAAAGAATGTTTATGACATCCCTTTAGCTAATAAAGCTTACCGACTCAAAGAGCTTCAGAAGATCTATGAAGACTGGAAGAACAACAGGCTTATGAAGCAAGGGGTTATTAAACAGGTTCGTGAAGAAATGCAGGGTTATGACCTGATGTTATTAAATCTTGAGTTAAAACAGCTTGAGATTGAAAAGTTGAGAGAAGGTGGAGGTGATGAAGATCCAACACCAGTCAAGGTAACTATTCAAGTTGTGGATGCGAGTAAAAAAGATGCCGAACATCAATCCGACACTGAATGTACCTCAGGCTAATTTTTTGCAGATGGAAAAGAAGTTCCGCGCATTTGTCGCTGGCTTTGGATCGGGAAAGACTTGGGTTGGCTGCTCCAGTTTATGCAACAAAGCTTGGGAATTCCCAAAAGTACCTTTGGGTTATTTTGCTCCAACTTACCCGCAGATTCGCGACATTTTCTTTCCAACTATTGAAGAGGTTGCTTCCGATTGGGGACTTAAAACTAAGGTTTATGAAACCAATAAAGAGGTTGATATCTATTATGGTCGGCAATATCGAACCACAATCATTTGCCGATCTATGGAGAAACCAGCAACAATTGTTGGTTTTAAAATTGGCCATGCCCTGATTGATGAGCTTGATGTCATGGCCAAGGTCAAGGCACAACAAGCTTGGCGTAAGATCATTGCACGTATGCGTTACAAGCAAGCTGGTTTGCTCAACGGTATTGATGTGGCCACAACTCCTGAAGGTTTTAAGTTTACATACGAGCAATTTGTTAAAGAGGCAAATAAATCCGAGGCTAAGCGTAAACTCTATGGAATGATTCAAGCTTCAACTTATGACAATGAAGCTAATCTTCCAGAAGACTACATATCATCACTTTATGAGTCTTATCCTCCACAACTGATTTCAGCTTACTTAAGGGGGCAGTTTGTCAACTTAACCAGCGGTGCTGTTTACCCCGACTTTGATCGAGTTCTAAACCACACGGATGAAGAAATTAAGAAAGGTGAGCCTTTACTCATTGGTATGGATTTTAACGTGCTTAAAATGGCTGCTGTGGTTTATGTCATTAGAGAAGGAAAGCCAAGAGCTTTAGATGAACTGGTTGGGGTGAGAGATACACCGACGATGTGTCAATTGATTAATGAGCGCTTTCCAGATCACGATATTACCGTGATTCCAGATGCTTCAGGTCAGGCAACATCTTCAAAGAACTTCAGTGAATCAGATCATGCAATCTTAAAGAAAAATGGATTCAAAGTTGAAGTGAATGGTGTGAATCCCGGAATTAAAGATCGTATTACTGCTGTTAATGCACAAATCCTAAATGCCGAGGGTGAACGACACTTAAAAGTGAACACAAATAAGTGTCCTAACTTTACGGCTACTTTAGAACAGCAAGTCTATGATGATTTTGGAATGCCAGATAAAAGCGCTGGTTTGGACCACGTTGGCGATGCTGGTGGATATCCATTAGCTAAACGTTTTCCGATCATCATTCAGAAAGTATTTAAACGGCGCACAATCGCTGGTTTTTCTCGTTAAACAACGCACCTTTTTAGGTGCTTTTTTATTGGTGTTTTTATGGCAGTTACTGATAAACATCCGCAGTATATTGCTGCACAAAAAAGTTGGTTAATTATGCGAGACGCCGTTGCTGGTGAAGAGCAGATTAAACAGGCACAAACTAAGTACCTAGCTAAATCGGCCGGAATGATTGAGGCTGAAAAGCAAGGTGATACGACTGGAGAGATTTATAAGGCCTATCTAAGTCGAGCTCAGTATCCGCTATGGGTTCAGGACGCATTACGCACAATGATCGGGTTAGTTTCAAAGCTTGAGCCGAATATTGTGATTGAAAGTTCTCTACTTAAAGGATTGATAGAGAATGCAACAAATGACGGTTTTGGGCTTAAA